ACTCTTGGGAATCAGTCTACTTAAGTGAAGTAAGTCGTTACTATAAACCCTTCTAATCACTCCTACATTTCTAAATACCTATCACCTAACTAAAAATTAGGTGATTATTTTAATTTATTTTAATTATTTTGTAAAAATATGTCAGTTTTAAGCCCTCCCCCTATGTTATTATAGATCTATAAGAGCAATGTCGCTCTAAAAAGTAAGGAATATACAATGAGAAACAGAACAGAAGCACAGATGAGACAAGAAGCAGCTAAGTACACCAAAGAGTTTTTAAGTGAGTTTCAAGCTTACCTTAATTTCTTCAACACGCTTAATGGCTTAGACTACACCCTACATGACGCACTTAATGATGACTTCCTAGTACAGTCATACCAAATTGCTTCTAACAACATCTCCATCTGGAAGAATGCTAAGCAAAAGCCACGTGCCATTAAAACTACTAAGACAGTTTCAACTAAACGACTATCCTTTGATGCTTTTAAAACAGAAAATGCTGATTCAGTACAAAATCTAATCTATAACGCACTTAAGAAGTCTGACTCACAAGCAATGACACGTACTGTGCTTGCTAAGCAACTCTCCTTGAGATTGTCAACTGTTTGTGGTGCTGTTAAACCCTTAATTGAAGAAGGTCGAGTAATGGTAGATGGTTATGTAATTGACTCCGACTCTAATCGTAGAGTAGAAACTTTAATAGCACTATAAGTATAACCCTAGTAGGAGGAAGTATGACTAATATAAAGAACTCAAAGATACTTGTAATTTCGGACTTACACATTCCTTATAACCATCAGGATTCATTAGCGTTTCTAAAAGCACTCAAAACTAAATACAAATTTGACACCGTAATTTGTATAGGCGACGAGGTTGACTATCACGCTTTAAGCTTCCATGACTCTGACCCTAACCTCCCTTCAGCTGGCGATGAATTACTCCAAGCAAAGGTGAAACTTAAAGCCTTCTATAAGCTATTTCCTAATGTCACTCTAGTTGACTCCAATCACGGTTCAATGGTCTGGAGAAAAGCAATGGCTAATGGAATGCCTAGAGAAATGTTCAAAGACTACAACGAACTACTTGAAGCACCTAAAGGTTGGGTTTGGGTAGATGATATAACCTTAAAGCTACCTGACGGAACATCTTGCTACTTTCACCACTCACGAGGTAATGCTCTTAAAACAGGTCAAGTATATGGAATGTCTCATGTCTGTGGACACCATCACGAATCATTTAACATTAACTACTGGTCTACACCTGAGCGACTATCATTTGCTATGACTGTAGGATGCTTAGTTGATCGTAAATCTCTAGCCCTAGCCTATGCCAAGAACAACCTAAAGCGTCAGATCCTAGGAGTAGGAATAATAATAAATGGAGTACCTCAGTTGGTACCTATGACACTAAAGAAAGGAAGATGGAATGGAAAAATCTAATAAAGCAGTAGCAATTAAGGAAGAGAGAATGAGTAAGTGGGAAGCGATTGGTGGTTTTGTTATAGTGATGTTAGCTACTTATAGTGTAAGTGGTATTATAATACCTAACCTAGAGTGGTGGGAATATGCTAAAGCTTTCGGCCTATCTTTCTATGCTCTTACTTTTATAATTAGGTCTAGCATTGAGAGAGTAAAAGATGGTAAGCTTTAAAAGGATTCGCTTACTCACTATAGATGACATTAAGAAATCTACAATTGTTCCTGCTGAAGTACTTGCTAACCTAACTAAGCTAACTCGTAATATGAATAAGTTTCAACTAGAATGGACAGATAATATGACAGTGACTTCAGGATACAGGACAATGGAACAACACTTAGCTATCTACAAGAAGAAAGGAATCATTGATCCTAAGATGATCCCGATAAGATCTAAGCACCTTTCAGGCTTAGCAGTAGATATACTAGACCTAAACCAAGAACTCTATACCTTCTGTGTCTCTAAGACTGGTCTAGAGCTTCTTGAGGAGTGTGAACTGTGGATAGAGGCAAATACAAACAAATGGGTCCACTTCCAATGCGTCCCACCTTCTAGCGGAAAGAGAGTGTTCCTACCATGACTGACTACCTACCACCTGAACCAACTGAAACTGAGATACTAGATAGAATAAGGATGAATGAGCAAATGGATTCACTAGTGAGAAGAAGAGCAACAACCTTCGTAACTAAGTGGAAACAAAGACAAGTAGATGATACTGAACCAATGGTTGAAGATTTAGTAGATTTAATTAAAGATATATTTCACTTAATTTAGGAAATACTTATGACAGATGAACAAATAGTAGAGTTGGTAATGAAACTCTCTGTCTCCTGGAAAGGTAGGAATCCACGTTATACTAAACCTTTCGAAGATGATATGATAACAATGTGTAAGAAAGTAAGAGAAGCAACACTTAACCCTAAAAAGGATCTAACTAATGAATAATACAAGACAAGAGATGATTTTAAAGCAAAACAGACGCCCTTCAGACAAACCACATACCAGTTTAGTATTAGTGAAACCAAAATAACCTTATTAAGGATACTTAATGTCAAAGAAACACTACATACCTAAACAATACCTAGGAGCCTTCAAAGCAGGACATAGACAGAATACTAGGGAATTTATAGATGAAGAACTCTCTTACCAACTCCTAGATAAGATAATCAAATCTAAGTATACAGACACTAAGTCAATGGAAGCACTAGCATATATCACTAAGTTTAATAATGAGTACTACAAGAATGTTATAAAGAAAGGAGATACTACAGCTATACATAACACTGACAAACTTAGGAAAGACTGCTATGCTAGGGAGAACTCAAAGAATAGGGATATAATGTCTAGAGAAAATAAGTACTTAAAGAGTCTAGACTCTCAAACCATCCCTGAGAACCCTGACACTCCTACCATAAAGGATGGTATAGCACCCCAGCCAATTGAGGCCTCCTCTCATGAGGACGTACTTATAGAGGTAATTGATGCTACCTATACCTATAGAACTAAAAAACAACCAAATTAATACTTTACCCTAGACCACCTTACACGAAACCGCTACCCTATAACAGGATGCGGTTATAACCTTAAAGGATGTATCATGACAGAACAAGAATCAGTATCTACCCCAGAAGTAACAGAAGTCCAGCCAACAGTAGTAGTAGCACAAGACCTTCTACACCAAATCAATGCCCTCAAAGCAATCACTACAGCACATAGCCTAATTAATGATGCTCGCTATCCTCATACTCTCTTGGAAGCAGTAAAGAGTTCATTACAATTCTTAGAATCACTTCATGGACAAGCGCTAAATCAAGCCCTATCTCATCCAGATGCTGGTAAGGTACCTGAACTAGCTGAAATCTTCAACCAAAGGAGTGTAACTAATGGCCAAGTCTAATAAGATCGTTCAACCAGTTATTGTTGTACAAGACGCACCAGAACATCCATTATCTATCTCTGTATCAGGTCCTGAAGTAGACCAACCAGAAATCAAGTCAGTAGGATACATGAGAGTATCCCCTACCTCTAACTCTTGGGTATCTTATGTAATCACCACAAAAGGTGATAAAGTCCTTTCTATTGAAGTAGATGAACCTAACCTACGTCAAATAGCAGAAGAGTCAGCTAAGATTAACTTCGTATCTACTTTTTCGGATCAATACTAATATGATGAAAATACTACAGTTTCTTAACTTAACCGACTATAACAAACTATCATTCACCAACATAGCTTTCGTTATAATCCTATACAAAGTAGCTATATCACCCCTAGACTATACTGGGGTACTTTCACTTATCCCCGTAATAGCTCTCTATGCTCACAAAAGACATGAAAACAATCGTAAGACTAAACTAGATGTAGACTCTAAACTAGAACAACAATCCTCTCAAACCACTGACCTATCCTCTAAAGTAGAGAAGATAGACTTAGCTCTAGGTAGACTAGCAATCAACACAGAGGAAGTACAAAAGGTAACAGAAGAAGCAAAGAAGATCATTTCTACACATAACCTTACCTCAGCTTTCAATAAGAGATAATATGACACTCAAAGAGTTAGTTAAAGAGGCAATGACTAAGGATAAGACATTTGGTAACAAGTATATCTATTGGGTCATTAAAAGAAAGAAACAACCAGACTTAGACTGGCTAATTCCACAACTACAGGAAGTACTAGGATATGAGTACGTCAGAGAAGCAGCCGAAAAGCACATTGAATATAGAGAAAACAGCCAAGAAGTCAACTAAAGCTGTAGTAAATCAACGTGTTACAGAAATATATACCCTCCTCATGGAGGGCTTTACTCGTTCTGACATACTTAAGTATGCTTCTAAATGGGGAGTATCAGATACTCAAGTTGACTTATATACTCGTCAAGCTACTGCTATACTAAAAGAACACAATGCTTTTACCCTACAAGACAATATGGCACTTATTACATCTAACCTATGGCAGGCATTTAGACAGGCTAAGGTAGAGAAGAACCTATCTGAACAACATAAGATACTCATGTCACTGGCTAAGCTTAAAGGTTTAGATCAAATGACTGTTAATCATGTTATAGAGGATAAGCGTGACCTCACTGAGATGTCTGATAGCGACTTAGACAACTTACTGGACGTACAACATCTTGACTCCTAAACCTACAGTAGAACAAGTTAAAGCTGAGTTATGGCATAGGGCTAGACTCGGCTTTTTACTACATTCTGGCCAGAAGGTTATAGAGGATAAGTTTGCTACCTCACAAGGTCAACTCTTTGTCTGTAACATTGCTAGACAGTTTGGTAAGTCTTACTGGGCAGTAAAGAAGTGTATAGAACTAGCTATGACTAAACCTAAGGCTAGGATAAAGTATGGCACAGCTTTCCACACTGACCTAGTAGAGTTCATCCTACCCACATTTGATATAGTATTAGAGTCTTGCCCTAAGGCTGTTAAACCAGTATATAAGGTTCAAGGATCTAAGTGGGTATTTAAAAATGGTAGTGAAATTAAACTAGTAGGTTGTGATAAGTCTCCAAACTCACTCCGTGGTAACGTTATAGATATGATTGTGATAGATGAGTGCGGTTTCGTTGATAACCTTGACTATATCTACAAGTCTATTATTGTTCCTGCTACACTACACAGACCCAACTGTAAGATCATATTCATCTCTACCCCACCCTCTACACCAGCTCACTCCTTCGTAGATTATGTACAAAAGGCTGAAGTTGAAGGTGGATATGTCAAATTAACCATATATGATAACCCGCTGATTACACAAGCAGATATAGATAGGATGTCTAAGGAATTAGGTGGAGTAGATTCTACTGCCTTCCGTAGAGAATGTCTATGTGAGTTCATCCTAGATGATGACTTAGCCTTAGTGAAGGACTGGAATGAGAAGTATATAGGCATACCTACCAAGGATGAACGCTGGCCATTCCACCACAGGTATGTAGGTATGGACTTAGGACGTAAAGACCACACCGCACTTATATTTGGCTACTACGACTTTAAGCAAGCCACACTATTCATAGAGGACGAACACACTATGAAAGGCTCTACTTGGACTACTATCACTCTAAAGGATGAACTTCTTAAGAAGGAACAAGAGCTGTGGGGTGAGATTAAGCCATTCAGACGTATATCGGATAACAATAACCCTCATCTTATCATGGACTTAAACAGTTTACACGACGTACACTTCATGGAGACTAACAAAGAGTCACTCGAAGCTATGATAAACGAAGTAAGGATAATGGTAGGTAATGGTCAAATAGTTATCAATCCTAAGTGTACTATGCTTCTAGGTTGTCTTAAGTTTGGTATATGGGATAGTAAGCGTAAAGAGTTTGCTAGGAATAAGATCTATGGCCATTATGATCACTTAGCTGCTCTTATCTACTTAGTGAGGAACCTTGCTAAACACAGTAATCCAGTCCCCTCTGTCATTGCCCCTACCTGGCGTACATGGACTAACGGTAGTAATAAGCCAACAAGTCATAACGCTAATGTAATCAAGAACGCACTACTACCTAAACGAAATAAGTAAGTTAATACTTTATAATACTACTAGTGGAGATACCATGAAGCAACCTACCAGCAATAAGCCTTATTGGGCAACACTACCTGAAGATGAGATAGCAGATTCTATATTAGACAAAGTTGATCGTTATTACAGGTACTTACGCTCTTCTGGTCGCCTAGAACTCTATAAGAGATCTTGGTCATACTACTACAGACCACGCATAAATGGCGCTATGATAGGATCTGGCGGTGAACAAGGTGAACTTTCAACACTCTCTGTCAACCACTACCGTAACTTATTACTACACCTAGAGACAATGACTACCCAACAAAGGGCAGCATTTGAACCACGCGCAACCAACACTGATGTTAAGAGTCTATCACAAGTCATCCTAGCAACAGGACTACTAGACTATTATATGAGAGAGAAAAAACTAGAACGCTTTATAGTTCAAGCAGTTAAAGACTCACTTATCTTCTCTGAAGGTTTCGTAAGGGCTGAATGGGATGCTACACTAGGTAAACAATATGGTCTCACTGCTACCGGTCAACCTCAATACGAGGGTGATATGCGGTACACAAACTATATTCCTATCAACGTAATACGTGACTTTACACAAACTTCATCTACTCAAGCTGACTGGTACATCCTACGTGATTTTCAGAATAAGTACACTTTAGCCGCCAAGTTCCCAGAATTAGAAGAAGACATCCTATCTAGTACACAGGACATCTCTGACTTAGTAGAGACATCACTATTCACAGCAGAGTCACTAGAAGAGTGTGATAACATTGCCGTTTATACACTTGTACACAAACCTACACCTGCTCTACCTGAAGGTAGATATACTACTTGCCTAGAGAATGGTACAGTAATGATGAATGGTCCTATCCCATATAAGGATAACCACGTTTATCGTATTGCCCCAGATGAAGAGACTGGCACAATCTTTGGTTATACAGTAGGCTTTGACCTTATGCCTATGCAGGAAGCAATAGATTCACTATATTCTACTGTAGTGACTAACCAAGCTACATTCGGTGTACAGAACATCTTAGTACCTAAAGGACATGACTTATCCACCCCACAAATGTCTGGTGGCTTAAATGTAATGGAATATGACCCAAAGATAGGTAAACCTGAAGCACTAAACCTTACTCAGACTCCAGCTGAAATCTTTAACTTTATGCAGACATTAGAACACCTTATGGAGACTATATCAGGTGTAAACAGTGTAGCACGTGGTAACCCTGAAGCTTCACTTAAGTCTGGTGCTGCTCTAGCACTAGTACAATCTATGGCTATTCAGTTCTCTATGTCATTACAACGCTCTTACTCACAACTTATTGAAGACTTAGGTACAGGAACAATCAACATCCTTAAGGATTACGCTGCTGTACCACGTGTAGCTGCTATTGCTGGTAAGTCTAATAGACCTTTAATGAAGGAGTTTACCGGTGACGACCTTAATGCTATTAATCGTGTTATGGTGGATATGGGTAATCCTATGACTAGAACTACAGCTGGTAAAGTGAACCTAGCTGAAACACTATTACAAAACGGCCTAATTGACAATCCAGATCAGTATTTACAAGTAGTTACGACTGGTAAGCTTGAACCTCTAATAGAAGGTAAGCAAGCACAACTACTACTAATCAAAGCTGAGAATGAAGGTCTATCTGAAGGACAACCACAACGTGCCTTAGCTACAGATAACCACGCTAAGCACATTCTTGAACATTCGGTAGTACTAGCCAACCCCGAAATCAGACAAGATCCTAACAATCCAGTAGTACAAGCTACTCTAGATCACATCTCTGAACATATGGCTATGCTCAATAACCCTGGCTTACAACAACTTAGTGCGGTACTACACCATGAACCAGCACCGCCTCCACCAATGGCACCTCAGGCTAGTCAAGGTATGCAACCTACTAATCCAGCAGGCCCTAATATGCCTAGTCAACCTAATATGCCATCACCACCAGCCGGAACAGATGAACGATCTGCGGCTATTATAGAAGGCCAAAAGTAACAAGTTATATGGCATTTCGCCATACGCTAATATAAGACCCATTTAATTACGGTCTAGAAGGAAAAACATGTCAGATCCAGTAGTTCCAGTAACAACCGCACCAGTGTCTACACCAGTAGTGACACCCACTGAACCTACCTTTAATGGTAAGAGTTTGATGGACTTAAACGGTGAAGAAGCCAAAGCTTACGTAGAAAGTCTTAAAGCTCCTAAAGAGACTAAAGAACCAACCGCACCTAAAGTACCTGTCCAAACACCTAAGGAAGAAGCAAGTATCTCTGATATAGCTAAAGAAGCTATTAAGAAGTGGAAGGTTAAGGTTGATGGTAAAGAAGAAGAAGTTGATGAAAATGAACTAGTTAGAGGTTATTCTCACCAGAAAGCCGCTAATAAGAAGCTACAAGAAGGTATAGCAGCTAAGAGACAAGCAGAAGAATTCATCGCTTTAATGAAAGATCCTAGTAAGTTCTATGAAGCTGCAAACAAACTAGGCCATGATCCTCGCAAACTAGCTGAAGAGTACCTAGCCAAGCAACTGGAAGATGAACTATTAGATCCTAGGGATAAAGAATTAAAGATAGCTAGAGAGAAGCTTAAGAAGATAGACGAAATGGAAGCTGAACAGAAACGTCAAGTAGAAGCACAACGCATGGAACAACTAGAAGCTAAGTACACTAAGGACTATAATGATTCTTTTGTAGCAGCTTTAGCAGAGTCTAAACTACCAGCTACTAAACCTATGGTTGCTGAAATGGCTAAATATATCAGTCGTTCCGCTAAGATAGGGTTTGAAATGACCCCATCAGAAGCTGCTCAGTTGGTTAAGGAAGACATACAGAAAGCCCAACTAGCCCTATTCCAAGACGCAGATGGTGATACACTACTTCGCCTATTGGGTGATCAAACTGCTGCTAAGATCCTACAAGCTAGGGGAGCTAAGGTAAAGACCCCAGAAGACCAGCTTAGGACACCATCCAACCAAGGAGAGCCACGAGAGAGGGTTAGAGACACCTCTAAACGTATGACTCCTAAGGAATGGAAAGAATTTAATAGGAAAAAGTAGACTTTTAATACTTTAACTTATAAGGGAGATTCCTGGCGCTGCGGCTACCACAAAGAATCTTATCTCTTTACTTGACAGGCAGAACATACAGGATGCTACGGCTACCCTCAAAGAACTACCGACGCTAGACAAACAAACGGATCAACACAAATAAACATGAGCTAAGGCTCTAAAATTAAAGGACATTATCATGGCAATTGACTCAGGCACACTTAACGCACTCTATAAAGTCGCATATGCTAAAGGCGTAGAAGACCTAATCCCAAAAGCTAGCAAACTAGCTTCAATGATCTCTTTCGTTCCTTCCGAGCTACAAAACGGTAAGCAGTACGAACAAGCAGTTATCCTATCCGGTGAAAGTGGATTCACCTATTCTCTTGACAGCCAATCAGCTTACGACCTTAACGAGTCTGTAGGTATGACCATGCAGTCAGCAATCGTTCCTGGTGCCGACATCGTTCTTGACTCTACAGTAGGTTACAACCAAGCAGCTCGTGCTAGCCACTCTGCTACAGCCTTTAAGAGTGCAATGTCAACCAAGTTCGAAAACATGCTTAAGTCTTCTGAGAAGAGACTAGAAATTGCAATGCTTTATGGTAGTGACAAGATTGCTTCTTCTGCTACACAAACAGTAACTATTGCTTCCTCTATGCTTCCTCTAATAATCAGCACTGCCGATTGGGCATCTGGTATCTGGGCAGGATCTGAAAACGCTAACGTAGTTTTCGTTAAAGCCTCTGATAACACAGCTGTAGACTCACTACGATCTTTCAAGATTGCTAAAGTTGATGTTGATAACCGCACTCTTTACCTAGCTGCTGGTACTGCTGGAACTGCTGGAACACTTACTACCCTTGAAACTGCTGTTGAAGCTTATGGTTGTAACGTCCACTTCTATGGTTCAGTATCCGGTTCTGCTGGAACTTTCGCTTTTGCTGAAATGGCTGGACTTAAGAAGATCTTCACTAACACTGGATCACTTTTCGGTATCGACGCTGGTACATACAACTTATGGAAAGGTAACAGCGTTGCTGTAACTGGACAATTAACTATGCAGAAAGTACTTGCTTCTGTTTCTAAAGCTGTACAACGTGGACTTGATAGTGACGTTACTCTAGTTTGTAACCCACAAACATGGGCTGACCTTGCTTCTAACTTAGCCGCTCTAAGACGTTTCGACGGGTCATACAGCAAGAAGAAGTCTTCTAATGGTAGCGAAGAACTTGAATATGTTGGACAAAACGGAATAATCAAGATTGTTCCTTACAACATCGTTAAAGAAGGTGATTGCTTCATTTTCCCAGAAGATAAGTGTATGAGAATTGGTGCTCGTGAGCTTAGCCTTAACGACCCAACACGTCCAGCTGACGAGATCTTCTTCACTATCCCAGCAAAAGCAGGAATTGGCCTACGTGCTTACACAAACCAAGCTGTATTCGTTGAAGCTCCGGCTCAGTGCGTATACATCTCTGGTATCGTTAACAGTTTATAACCTGACCTGAAGGCTAGCTAATAGTAGAGCTAGGACTAGCCTTCTTTTTCTCTTAGAAAGGAGAATCGATGTCTTTACAAAGAATAATTATCGATACAGGTAGTGCAACTGCTGATGACTTCAAGAGCAAGTGTGATTTGGCTCCATTAGGATTGCCAGGACTACAAAATCTTGAGAGCTTTATTGGATCTATACCTAATCAAAACAGTTCGTTACTGGAAGTGAAAGTAGGTGCGGTACAAGCTACTGCTACTATTACTTCTACTGGATCTGCGGTAGCTGCTGAAACTATGTCACTACTTAACGTCACTCTAACAGCCAAGGCTTCTGGCGCAGTTGCTGCTTCAGGTGAGTTTAACATCTCTGGTACAGTTGCTACCCAAGCTACTAGTATTGCACTCGCAATCAATAGCGTATCAACACTTACTGGTAAAGTTACAGCAACAGCAGCCTTAGGTGTAGTTACAGTAACAGCTGTAGTTCCTGGTTTAATAGGAAATGGCTTGCAAATCAGCGAATCACTCACTAACGTCGCAGTAGTTGCCTTCTCTGCTGGTACTGATGGCACGGCTTACACATTAGACCTTAGATAAGGTATATCACAACCTGTTAACGGGTCTAGGAGATTAACGCTCTTAGACCCCTTTTTAATACTTTACTAAGAGGTACTTAACTATATGGCCGTTACTTTAAATGTAAATGGAAACTATTATTACTACCCAGAACAGGGTGACTTAAACTGGGGTACCGATGCCACAGATTGGGCCGTAGCTGTTACTGGTGGTATGTTACAAAAAGCTGGTGGATCTTTTATCCTCCAATCTGAAGTAGACTTTGGCGCAAACTATGGTCTAAAATCACTATATTACAAATCACGCACAACTAACCCCGCTACTTCTGGTCAAATAAGACTAGCAGTATCAGATACTATATCCTTTAGAAACAATGCCAACTCAGGCAACCTAGCCTTATCTGTGAATGGCAGTGACCAACTACTATTTAACGGTTCTGCCTTAGGTGGAGTTTGGGGTAGCATTACAGGTACACTATCTTCACAAACAGATTTACAAACAGCTCTAAATGCTAAAGTTGCTGGCCCAGCATCGGCTACTGATAATGCCTTAGTTAGATTTGATGCCACTACGGGTAAACTTATACAAGATAGTTCTGCTATACTAGATGATTCAGCTAACCTATCTGGTCTAAAAACTGCTGAACTACGCAATGATGACGACTTAACTTCACCTACCACTCCTGTAATCAGGATGGAGAACCAAAATAGTACATCTACCTCTGCTGCTCATGTTGAATTTAGGCGTTCTAGGGCATCTACTGCTGACCTAAGCAATGGTGACACAGTAGGTAGACAAGATTATCACGGTAGACATAACTCTTCTTGGGCTTCTATAGCCAAAATGGAAGTATTATATACAGGTAATGGTACTACTCGCTTAGGCGATATAGTCCTTTACACGGCTAATGCTGGTGCACCTGCTGAAAGACTTAGGATTAAGGCTGATGGATCTTTAACTTTAGCCTCTGCTACAGTATCTACCGTACCTTACTTTGACGCTAGCAAGAATCTAGTGAGTTCTTCTGTCACTCCTACTGAATTAGGATATGTTTCAGGTGTAACTTCAGCTATTCAAACGCAACTTAATGCTAAACAAGCAACTGGCAACTATATTACAGCTTTAACTGGTGAAGTAACGGCCTCAGGACCTGGTTCTGCTACTGCTACTGTGACTAATTCTGCGGTAATAGCTAAGGTACTTACTGGCTATGTCTCAGGTGCTGGTACGGTTGCTGCTACAGATTCTATTCTCCAAGCAATTCAGAAGCTTAACGGTAATGATGCTACTAATGCTAACCTTACTGGCGTAGTTACGTCCGTAGGTAATGCTACTTCTATTGCTAACGGTGTTATCACTAACGCTATGCTAGCCAACGCTGCTGTAGCTAATCTATCTGGTACTAACACAGGTGATCAAACCTCTGTTTCTGGCAACTCCGGTTCTACTGATGCTCTTAAATCAGCTACAACTACCATTAACGTATCTGCGGCTACTGCACCTTCAGCAAATCAGGTGCTTACGGCTACTTCTAGTACCACAGCTACATGGCAAACACCTGTTACAGGTTTTGCTGACCCAATGACTACTCGTGGTGATATAATCTACCGTAACGCCTCTAACGTCACCTCTAGACTAGGTAGAGGCGCTAATACTTATGTTCTTACCTCAGATGGTACAGATATATCCTGGGCAGCATCAGCTAGCGGTGGAGCTAATACAGCTTTATCAAACCTAGCATCTGTTGCTATAAATGATTCACTTATATTCGGTACTAGTGTCAATGGTATTTTAAAAACCAATGATGGTACTGGCGGAACTGCTTCTGAAAACATACAAGTCGGATCAGGAAACCAAAGCGGTTCTGCTAATACTGGTTATGCGTGGCTTAGAACTGGTGATACTAATCTAGGTACAGGTAACTCAGGTAACGTTTTAATTAACTCAGGTACAGCAGCTACTAGTCATACAACAGGTAGTGTTTCTATATCTTCAGGTGATACAGGTACAGGTACCACAGGTTCACTATCTTTAACATCTGGATCTGCATCTGGAGCAGGTACTTCTGGTAATATAACACTTTCCATTGGTACTACTTCTGGCGGTACTAGAGGTAAAATCAAGTTCGTAGATGGTAGTGAAGGTACTACTGGTCACGTTTGGACATCAACCGATACTGTTGGTAACGGACATTGGGCAGCTGCATCTGGTGGCGGTGATATGGTACTTGCCTCAGTACAAACAGTAACTGGTGCTAAAACTTTCGGTACTATTGGTGGAGCGGTAGGTAAGTTTATACTTGCAGGTTCTACTTCAGGTTCATCTATCCTTAATGCGGCAGCAATAGCAGGATCTACCACCCTTACATTACCAGGAACTACTGGAACTTTAGTAGGTAGTGGTGATACAGGAACAGTTACTAGTACAATGCTTGCTGGTTCTATAGCACTATCTAAATTAGCAGCTTTAACTGTATCTAGGGCATTGCAAACTAACTCTTCAACTGGTGCGATAGAAGTATCTTCAGTCACCAATACTGAATTGGGCTACTTATCGGGCGTTACATCATCAATACAGACACAGATTGATGCTAAAGGCGTTGGTGATATGGTACTTGCCTCAGTACAAACAGTAACTGGAGCTAAGACATTTGGTACCATAGGCGGAGCGGTAGGTAAACTTATACTTGCTGGTTCTACATCAGGCTCTTCTATCCTTAACGCTGCTGCTATAGCGGGTTCTACTACAATAACGTTACCAGGAACTACTGGAACTTTAGCTTTAAATCCAATGACAACTGGTGGCGATATAGTTTATGGTGGTGCATCTGGCGTAGAAACTAGACTTGCCAATGGTTCTTCAGGACAAGTATTAACTTCAGCTGGTGGTACATCAGCCCCTACATGGGGTGCAGGTACAACTGCTGCCACTGCCTCTACTGTTGCTGGTAGAGATGCTAACGCAAACATTACCGTAAAGAGCATGATTGAAGGTTGGACAACTACCGCTACTGCCGGTGGTACAACAAACATGACTATTGCTAGCAATCCTAACCAAGTTTGGACAGGAACTCTTGCGCAAACAGTCACATTGCCTACTACAAGCGTTGCTCAAGGTCAAAGATGGGTTATATCCAACGAATCAACTAGTGCTATTACTGTTCAATCGTCTGGTGCCAATACAATTAAGGTAATGGTTCCAAGTTCATATGCTACATTTACTGCCGTAGTAGCTACACCTACAACTGCCGCTAACTGGCGAGTAGATTATACTTCAAGTGAAGTTCTCACCACTATCGGTGATACAGATTACGCTGGTACGAACGGCATTAGGACTAGGTTGGCAGCTGGTACTGCTGGCCAGGTATTACAAAGTAATGGTGCCTCAGCTCCTTCTTGGGTAACTCCAGCAACCTCATCAGGTACTACTGGTCGTATATTTAACGTCGCTAACTCATTTTACGTCATATAAAGGAAATAACAAATGGCAGCAAACACATCCCCGATTTTCAGTTTAACCCCACTAGTACAAAAATCTAGCATTACTAACAGTATCACAGCTTTAACTGTTTCTAACGGTACAGCAGCTACTGGTGTGTCAGGTACTACTGGCGAAATGGTAGTGGTAGCTACTGGTGGAACTGATGGTTCATATCTACAGCGTCTACGACTTAGATGGACAGCTTCAGCAGCAGCAACAGCCACTACTGCTACAGTTGTAAGGTTATATGTCTCTACTGTATCATCTGGAGCCACTACATCATCCAATACTTACTGTATAGAAGAGGTTACTATGGCTGTACAAACAGCAGCCAGTTCATCTACTGCCACATTCCCCATAGATATACCACTTAACTTTATCCTACCTTCAGGTAGTTACCTATTGGCCTCTGTTCATCAAAAACCAGCAGCTAGCACTGAAGTTTGTATGACTGTATATGGTGGTAACTATTAATGTTAGACTTTAATCATCAACCTAATAATAAAGAGAAATTCTTCCAAGTCTTTAGAGATATGGGAATGTCTGCTACTGCTGGTGTAGGTGTTTGGCAAATATGGAACAAACCTATGGGTATCACCATGGTTCAAATGCTTTGTATAGGTTCAGGTGCCTCTGGAGCAGGTGGAACAACTCGCGCTTCATTAGCAGCTTCTATTGGGGCTGGAGGTGGAGGCGGTGGATGTAGTGGTTTCACTAAACTCACAATTCCTGCGTCATTTTTACCAGATAGGTTATATGTATCCGTAGGACCTGGTACACAAGGTGGTGCCGCAAACGCTGCTGGTATTATTGGTAATAACTCTTATATATCTATAGCACCTAACCAGACTAACGCCCCAAATTTATATTTAACTGCTAATACTAACAACCCAGCAGCCCCTGCTGTTGCTGGTACTACTGGTGCCGCTGGTGCCGTGGGTACTATTGCTACTCAAACTCAATCATGGTTATCACTTCCTGGCCAATGGAGTGCCTTCGTTAGTATTGCTGGTGGTGCTGGTTCAATTGGCGCTGCCGATGCTGCGGCGATTACCGCTATGAACTCCAGTATATTATGTGGAGGCACTGGAGGCGGTGGAGCTGCTTCTGGTTCAGATACAAACAGAGCTGGTGGTATAATTAACGCAAATAACTCTACATTTTTTAATCAAATAAACGGTGGTGTAGTAGCCGGTGGTAATGGCAACCCTGGGATAACTGGATTTATGAATTCAGCCATGCCATTATTTGGTACTGGTGGAACTGGTGGAGGCTCAAACGCTGCTTCTGGTACTGGTGGAGTAGGTGGAAACGGTGGTATTGGTTGTGGAGGAGGTGGCGGTGGTGAGGGAACTACGGCTGGAGCCGGTGGTAACGGTGGCCCTGGCCTAGTTGTAATAGTCTGTTGGTAGGAGAATAACATGACTCAAGAAGAATTAGATCAATTAAAACAAGAAGCTGAAGTAGCTTTACAATACCTACGTGACACTGACTACCTAGTATTACAGCAAGTAGAATTAGGCAATTGGGTACCTAAAGATAAACTAGACCTTAGAGCTATTGCTAGAGCTAAGGTTAGAGAATGGCTGGCTATCCAAGCACAACAAGAACAACCTTAATACTTTAGAGTGTAATAATAAAGGATAAACATGTCAATCCCTTTAATAGTAAATGGTATATCATATGATTACCCAGAACGTGGTGATACCTCATGGGGACCAGACGCCACAGACTGGGCTAATGCTGTCACCACTGGTATGCTTCAAAAGGCTGGAGGTACGTTTACCTTACTTGCTGAAGTATCATTTGGTAATACTTATGGAATAAAATCAGCATATTACAAGTCTTCATCCTCAAATATAGCCTCAGTTGGCCAAGTTAGGCTGGCTGTAGGTGATACTATAGCTTTTCGCAACAATGCCAATTCAGCTGACTTAGCTTTTGGTGTAAACTCTATCAATGAGCCACTTTTTAATGGGAATGTGTTACTTAGCGGATTATTAAGTAACGCCAATATATCACCTTCTGCTGCTATATCTTATTCCAAACTTAGTTTAACCAACTCTATAGTTAATGCTGACATCAGTTCCTCTGCCGCTATAGCATATTCTAAACTAAACCTCGCTACTTCTATCCTGAATGCTGATATAAACGCCTCAGCAGCTATAGCACTATCTAAATTAGCTGCTACTACAGCTAGTAGGGCATTGGTTTCTGATGGATCAGGACTTATTTCTGCTTCTAGTGTTACTTCTACTGAACTTGGCTACCTATCAGGTGTAACATCCGCTGTCCAAACACAACTTGACGCACGCTTACCTCTGGTAGGTGGAACAATGGCTGGTGCTATTGCTATGGGTAGTAATAAAATCACTGGTTTAGGCACTCCTACTGTAGATACTGATGCTGCCACTAAACAATATGTAGACTCAATCGCTACAGGTATCGTAGTACATACAGCTTGTAGGGTAGCAACTACCGTAGCAGGAACACTAGCTACATCATTTGAAAATGGTGACACAATTGACGGGGTTGTACTAGCTACTAACGACCGTATCCTTATTAAGAACCAAGCAAGTGCCGCTGAAAACGGTATATACACAGTTAATGCCTCTGGAGCACCTACAAGAGCTACTGATGCTGACACTTGGGCTGAAATGGTACAAGCCTATGTCCTAATGACAGCTGGTACTGTAAACGCCAATACAGGTTGGAAAGCTGACTCTGTAGCCGGTGGTACTTTAGGTGTCACTGCTATCAACTGGGCACAATTCACTGTAGCTGCCTCTGTTACAGCTGGTGTAGCTATCAATGTTACAGGATCTTTAATAGATGTCAAATATGATAACTCTACTATAGGTGTAAACGGCTCTAACCAATTGATTGTTAAGGCTTTAGGTGTCACCAACGCTGAAGTAAGTGCTTCTGCTGCTATAGCATTGTCTAAATTAGCTGCTACTACTGCCTCAAGAGCTTTGGTAAGTGATGGCTCTGGCCTTATATCTGCCTCCTCTGTAACTGCTACTGAATTAGGTTATGTAAGTGGTGTAACCTCTGCCATACAAACTCAAATCGATAATGTAATCACTTACGCCAAGGTTGCTCAATCTGATACAGTCTCTGGTGTAGGGTTTAGTTTCTCTGTAGGTGCTTCTGCTCTTACAATCAACCTTAAACAACCAGACGGTTCTACTGATTGTACATCATCCAATCCTGCTCATATATCCTTTAGATCTAGTACTTTAGCTACAGGATCAGTATTAGATCGCTCTGTAACAGGTGCTTTAAGCATGACAGTGTCTTCTGGTGCTACTTTAGGGTGTAATGATGCTGTTGATGAGTATTTATACCTATACGCTATTGATAACGCAGGTACAGTTGAACTAGCTATATCTGGTTCATATCACTGGGATGAAGGTCAAAGGTATACAACTACTGTTATGAACTCCTCAGCTGATGATGCTGCGACTCTATACTCCACTACTGCACGGTCAAACGTAGCTATTAGGTTGATAGGTAGGATTAAATCTAACCAGACTACAGCCGGTACTTATGCTGCTGTCCCTACTGAAGTGTGCGGTATAAACTTTACTAAAGATCAGACAATCTCTAAAACGGCTTCATTTAATGCTAAACATGGGTATACTTACCTATTAACTACTTCTGGTGCTAGAACTGTAACGCTCCCTACACCTCGATCTGGTTTAACCTTTAAGATTAAGGATGTCTCTGGTACAGCCAATACTAATAACATCACCCTAGCACGATTTAGTGCTGAATCTATTGAAGGTGTAGCTGCCTCTAAAGTACTACAAACTAACTGGGGTGTGTGGATAATAACTAGTGATGGAACCAACTGGTTTTTGGTGTAACCATGAGTAGGATAGCAACACAAACATCAAATAGTTCTTGGACTTGTCCAGCTGGAGTAACAGAAGTGACCTTAATGCCTTCTGATTCCTCTGCTGTCCCTACTGGTTTGCCAGTTAGAGTTGTTACTGTTACCCCTAATACTACTTATACGATTACTATAAACTCCACTACTTATTCCTTAGGAAGTGCTAATACTTTCGGTAGTTTATATTCGTGGAGTGCTTCTACACACCTAACAATGATATGGGTGGAATAAATGAGCAAACTAGTTTCTCAATACTTTGATACATCAGGTTCTTGGACTGCTCCAGCAGGTATTACTAGAGTGATACTTGTAGGTCAAGGTGGTGGTTGTGGTGGTAAAGGTGGACCTAATATAAATAATGCCTCTAATTCTACTTCTGGTGGTGGAACTACACCCGTTATGCAAGAAGTAATCGTTGTACCAAATACATCATATACAGTTACTATTGGTGCTGGCGGAGCTGGCGGAGCTGGTGGAACAGGTGGTGGTAGTGGTGCTGCTGGTACAAAAGGTGGAGATACTACTTTTGGTAGTCTTTTTACTTTTTTTGGTGCTATAGCAAATGGTTATTCTGGTCATACAGCGACTAACTCGGCTTGGTATGATGGACATGTAATTATTAATAGTGGTGTTTCAGCTGGAACATTTGGAAATTCAGGATATAATTCGCAGCAAATAGATACAGCTACTTCACCATCTGCTTGGAATGGTGGCAACAATGGTTCACCTGGTTATTACTATGATGATGGTGGCAATGGTGCATCTGGCGGTATAGGTGGAGATGGTTCTTCATCTGGTACTGGATCAAATGGAGCTACCGGACTATGGTATGGAGCAGGCGGAGGAATGGGTGGAGCTGGTTTTACTGCTGGTGGTGCTGGTGGTACTGGTTATAAAGGTCAACTTTGGGTATTATGGGTGGAATAAATGACTAAAATGATTAAACAAACATTCAATTCATCAAGTTCCTGGACATGTCCCGCAGGAGTTACAACGATTATTGTAATGGGTATGGGTGGAGGCAGAGGTGGACAGCGTGGATATACTGGTACTGCTGGAACTGGTGGGAATGGTGGAATGGGTGGTTTTTCTCAACATCTACAACCAGCTGTTTTAACAGTAGTACCAAATACTACTTATACAATCACTATAGGAGCAGGTGGAGCAGGAGGTTCTGCTAGTTCTGGTTCAGCTGGTGGTGCTGGAACTAATACAACCTTTGGTTCTTTAATGAGATGGTGTGCAGCTAATTCTGGTACAGTATCTTCTAGTACAATTACAGTTGGTGCTAGTGGTGTTATATCACTAAAGGGTATTGCTACAGGTACAAATATGATGACAAGTCCTGGTAATGCTGGAGGTTTAGGTGCTACTGCTAATGGTACTGGCAATAAACTTGGCTACAGTGGTTATATAGGTTCTAGTGCTGCTAGAGGTTCCGGTACAGTCTCTTCTACTACAGGAGGTAATGGTGGTTCTGGAGGCAGTGGTGAAGGTATAGGTGGAACTGGAGGCTCTGGTGTCACCGCTGATGTTGGTGGAGCAGGTGGCAATGCCGCCGATAATACTGGTGGAGGTGGTGGAGGTGGTGCTGGAGGTGGTTCTACCTCAAAGATAGGCGGCAATGGTGGGAATGGCGGATCTGGTCAAATAATAATAATGTGGGTGGAATAATGGAAATGATAGCTTTTAAGAGATTCAAGAATACAATACCTAAGAATGAACAAGGGGTTAGGCCAGTACTTGCTGCTAATCAGTATACTCAACCCCCTGAATTAATTACAGAATACATCAAAGTATCCTTAGCAGACCAAAACACACTAAGGGAAGATGATGGGTTTGAATTTTTACCTGAAGATCTATTCTTACTAGAACTAGTTAAACTCGACCAAATAAGGGCTGAGCATAAGTTAGAAGTAGAACGACTACAGGAGATACTAGATGCCGACGCTATCCAGGCTGAAATAGCCCAAAAAGCTGAGGAAAGAGAGACGGTTAGGGAATTTGAGGAATTCAAGCGTTGGAAAGAACAGAAAAAACTACAAAAGGAGCTTAAGAAGAATGATGATCGGAATTAATACTTTAACTAGAGAACTTATGAGGGGATTTTATGCGCAATAGATTAATACAGACATCTTATCCAGTTAATAGCGTAACGGGTACTAGTTACTCTAGTGTTATTAGCTTAGAAGGCGCTGAGACTATCTCAGTACAGGCTGTGGTAGATGTAGATACGCCAAGTGCTAAGACGTTCGTAGCTGCTGCTATTGACATCGCCACTGAGTATATCACTATTACTTCTCATGGTCTTCCAGTAGGACTAAAAGGTCAGGTTTCAAACCCTGGTACATTACCAACTGGAATCACAGCTGTAACTGATTATTTTGTCATCGTTATTGATGCTAACACTATCCAACTAGCTAGTTCATTAGTTAATGCTTTAGCTGGTACATCAATTAACATCACAAACATTGGCGCAGGTACTAACACATTTACCCCTACAGCGATTGCTGGTGGTACTTGGACATTACAAGAGTCTAATGACGGTACTAACTACTCAGATGTAGCTTCTGCTACTAACGTAACAGCTGATGCCTCATTTATCGTTAAAGTAGTAGATCCTTCTACTAAGCAAATGAGAATTAAGTGTGTAGTTACAGCAGGATCTTATAGCTCTGAGAATTATGTTCTCGTAAAAGGAGGGACCATTTAATGGATAAAGAAAAACTATTAGTAATCCAGAAATTAATGGATGACTTGATTTCTACTATGGAATATAGTAAAGATGATCTTGGTGAACGTTTAGGTCGTAAGAAGCCTGAAGTTTCACTTGAGATTGAATCTGAAGAGCCAATGGATGAAGGTATGGACCATGAATGTACTGAAGAGTGCGATCATGGAGACATGGAAATGCCAATGGAAGAAGAGCAAGAATCACCTGAAGACAGTTTGAAGAAAAGGCTATTGAAGCTTAGATCGGGGGAATAAGTGACCCTACCTCAATTTAACACGACGGTACTGATAAACAGTATTAAGAGACGATGTAGTGTACCTACTAGTCAACTTACTTATACTGACTCTGAATGGGTAGAATTAGCCAATGACATCTTATTAGATGAAGTTGTACCATTAATTATGTCTGCTCGTGAGGAGTATTTTGTAACGCATACTGATGTAACGGTACCTTCTACTGGTGTAGTCCCATTCCCATCCGCTGCTATTGGTGCCAAACTAAGATCTGTATGTATAGTTCAACAATCTAGCCCACTTATCCTTACCAACGTACCACGACTTGACTTAGATGTTATATCTGGTGTTAATTCTCAGTATGGTAATGGGTATGGTATAGGATTCTATGTTGAAGGTAATGACTTAAACTTCTATCCTAGTACTGGTGGTATAGCTGGCAAAACTGTCAGATTATACTTCTATAACAGAACATTAGCTTTAGCTGCTCCTACTTCTTACGGTAAAGTTACCTCAATTGATACTAACACTAATACCATTACGGTTTCTAGGGTAGTTTCAGGCTGGACAACTGGCACGGTACTCAACACTGTATCTGGAACACCTACTTTTGGTACTACTAACACAGAGTGTACAATAGTTTCAGTTAGTTCACCTGACATTGAGCTGGATACAGTTGAAGGTATCGTTGTAGGTGATTATATTACAGATCAGGGATACTCTGCTATACCCCAAATTCCAGTAGAAGCACACGGTTATTTAGCACAACTCACTGCCGCTAAGTCACTAGAGGGTTTAGGAGATAGAGAAGGTATGGCTGCTGCTCAAAAGAAGGCAGAAGCAATGCTACCTCACTTAATGACTGTTATTAGTCAACGTGTTGATGGCAGTGTTAAGAAGATCATTAATCCTAATGGTGGCATCAAATTAGCTTCTAGTATAGGTAGACGCGGTCTACGCAGATAGGACAACAATGGCTAGTCAAGAACTAAAATTAGAGCTTAAGGGCCTTTACACGTCGCCTAACAATCTATCTTCTGTACCTGAAGGTGCTTTAGAGGTTGCTAACAACGTTGTTATCGATAAGTCCAATATAGTTGAAAGCCGTAGAGGTCAAGGCCAATATGGTTCTCCTTTATCTATTGGAGCAGGACAAGTTAATAAGATCTTTAATTATGCTTCAAGTACTATCGTACATTATGACACCAAACTGGCTTATGATAGTGGTAGTGGAACTTATGTAGATTATACAGGTACTTACACTGCTCCCACATCTACACTTAAAATGAAAAGTCTAGAAGCTTTACGTAACTTTTACTTCACAACTGATGCCGGTGTATACAAGTTAGATAGTCTTACAGCTACTCCACGTCCTGCTGGTGTTGTTAAAGCACTATCTGGTACCTATACTACTACAGGAACTCTAGGTTTTCTAGAAGCCGATACAGCAGTAGCTTACCGTCTAGTATGGGGATATATTGATGAGAATGAGAACCTATTATTAGGAGCACCTTCTCAACGCTTAGTGGCTGTAAATAATAGTGGTGTAGATGTTGATGTTATATTAACTTATTCAATTCCAGACACTATAACCACTAGTTATTTCTATCAAATCTATAGGTCTAATGCTACTGCCACTGCTACTGATGAACCTACAGATGAACTACAACTAGTAGCTCAGGACTTTCCAACAGCAGGGCAGATCTCTGCTAAAAGCTTCACTATCACTGACATTACTCCTTACTCCTTAATGAGGGCAACACTATATACTTCTGCTTCACAGGAAGGTATAGCAAATGCTAACTATGAACCGCCTTTTGCTGTAGATATGGATGTATTTAAGGGTTCAGCATTCTACGCAAACATTAGACAAAAACAAAGACTTACAACAACATTAATTGCTGCTGGTGAACCATCTTTAGGGTATGTATCAACCACCTCTACTACTAACTCAACCACAGCCTTAACCGGACTATTAACAGCTGCTTCGTTGGCTGTACAACAACTCACTTATACTGCTGATACCTCTGGTAATAGTGGTAATGACATTTCAATTACTTATACTACTGGTGGTACGGCCGGTGCTGAAGTTGTGACGGTTGTAGGGAATGCTATATCTGTACAGATTCAATCTGGTGTATCTACACGAGATCAAATTAAGACTAAAGTTGACGCCTCAGTTGCCGCTTCTGCCTTAATAAGCGTTGCTACTACTGGTGCTAACGTAGCTCAGACATCTGCCACTATCCAATACCTAACTGGTGGTTTTGATACCTCTATGCTTAATATAGGTATGAGAATTATAAGAACTGGTGTACCAACGGATACACGAGTATTATCAATTACTTCTACCTCTGCTATTGTTATGACTAAAGCAGCCACGGTGACAAACTCAGGTGTAGCAACTGAATTCCAAGATAGATTCTCTATAGGTGGAGTTGATTACTGGGCAGGCAGTTCTAACAGTGTATCTGTTAATCAATTCTTTGCTGATTCTACTGGTTCTCCAGGATATAACATCAATGCTACAGCCTTGAACCTAATCCAAATAATCAATACTAGTGCTAGTAATACCACTTTGTATGGTTATTATGTATCCGCTCTAGATGATCTACCAGGACAAATGTTGTTTGAAGAGAGATCAATTGGCGGTTCAGCATTTAGCGCAACCTCTACTAATGGTTCATCTTTTAGTCCTACACTCACTAACACATTAATAATCTCTGGTAATACTATAGCTAACCCTACAGTAGTGACCAGTTTGGCCCACGGTTTAAGTACTGGAGCAAGTGTTACAATCACTGGTTCCAACTCTACCCCTAGCATAGACGGTACTTATACTATATCCTCAGCTACTACAGATACCTTTACAATACCGGTAAATGTCACTGTAGCTGGTACAGCTGGTTATATAGTAGCTAATGCTACACTTAAAAACAGTGAAAATGATACTAGACAAAACCGAGTAGCTATATCTAAAGCTGGTCAAGTAGAAGCAGTACCATTGTATACATACTTTGACATTGGATCTGCTAACTTTGAAATTGAAAGGGTTGTAGCTCTTAGGGATGGTATCTTATTCTTTAAGAAAGACGGTATATTCAGGTTATCTGGCGAAAGCACAGCTAACTATACAGTATCCTTACTAGATAATACTACTGCGTTACAAGTACCTGAATCTGCTGTAGCTTTTAACAATCAAGTGTTTTTCTTTGGTGATCAAGGCATATGCTCTGTAACAGATAGTGTTCAGATCTTATCAGTACCTATTGAATCTGACCTATTAGAGTTAGCCTCTGATCAATATACCTACTTCAGTACAGCTTCATTCGGTGTGGCTTATGAGTCTAGTCGTCAGTATATGTTCTTTACAGTGACAGAGGAAACTGATACTTTTGCTACACAAGCTTATATTTACAATACATTAACTAAGTCCTGGACACGTTGGATAATGGATAGGACTTGTGGTATAGTTAATTCTACCACTAACAAACTCTTAATGGCTGAAGCTGATACAGGTCAAATCTTACAGGAACGTAAATCATTTACGAATAGTGACTATGCTGACAAACAGTATAGTATCGTTATCAGTTCTGTTGATAGTGAGACTCAACTTACAGTAGTTAGTGCTACTAACTTAGTTGTAGGTATGACTATCCTACAAGCTGGCGGATCTTGTATTATTACAGCAATAGATGGTGTTACAATCACTGTAGATAACACCTCAGGTCTAGATGCTGATAGTGCGGTAGCTTACCAACCAATAGCTAACCGAATTAAATGGGCACCAATCGATGCTGGCAATCCAGGGATACTTAAACAATACTCAGAGTGTAGTTTCTTCTTTAGGAATGCAGCTTTCTCTGAGATTACAGCTGAGTTTGAGTCAAATATAGTCGTAGGTACAGTAGAAGTACCGATTACCAACATATCACTAAGAGGTTGGGGTGACTTTCCATGGGGTGAAACCGAATGGGGTGGAGACTTGGGTGGACAAACATCACTTAGGACTTATATACCACGAAATCAGCAAAGATGTTCATGGCTTAGCATAGGTTTAAGTACTGAAGAAGCATTTACTGGATTCAGTTTACAAGGTGTAAGTTTAATGTTTAATCCTATGAGTAGCAGGCACAAATAATGAAATTACCTAATCAAAATAGGATCTTACGAGAAGATCTCAAAGATGCTCCAGAATGGGTAACAGCTATTATTGAACCATTGAATGCTTTTATGCAAAATGTATACCAAGCCCTTAATAAGAATATAGATGAGAACAATACAGCGTCACAGGTTAAAGAACTCACTTATGTCACTACAGCAGCTTATCCTACAGCTGTTGATGTTGAGTTTCAAAGTACACTTAAAACCAAGGCTACTGGCCTTTCTATCCTACAGATAGTCGAAAAGAGTAACTATACACCACCTCCTGGACCATGTTACGTACCTTGGGTGGAAAACAACGGGGTAATAGTAGTTAAGGCTATTACTGGTCTAGAGGCCTCAAAAACCTATACTATTAGGCTACGAGTAACCTAATTAATACTTTATTAGTGACAGAGGAGACTTAAATGGCTTTTGTAGAAGACGAACAAGAAAAGAAAAAGCAAGACGAAGGCCAACCAATTACAACTGGTGCTGGTAGTCATATTATATCTGGTGAAGGTGGTGGAGATGCTGGCTCTCAAGGTACAGCTCCACAAGCCCCTGGTAACTTTGTAGGTATTCAGAAGTATATAGATGCTAATAAGTCACAAACTAGTGAATTAGCTAGTAGATTGGGTGATACAGTATCAACTGGTATACAAACAGCTAACGATACAATTAATAATGAAGGTGATACATTTACAGGTACAGTTAAAGGTTCAGCCAACTATGATCCAACAAACCCTGCGAATGCTACTGAGACTAGACCAACATTAAACTTACAAGACATAGCTAATGATCCTGATCAGTCACAAGCTTGGCAAGATACTGTTGGAGGTGTATATACAGGACCAGAAAAATTTGTGCCTAGTCAAACAGTTAGCGATACAACTAAAAAAGCTGAAACAACTACTGGATTAGCTGGTACTTCTGAAGGTTTAGGGCAATTAACTAATCAAGCCTATGATCCTAATAAACGTGCTACTACTGGTGGTAGTATGTTAAATCAAGCTTTATTAAAGTCTGATCCTAATGCTAGGACAACTATTAATAACGCAGTAACTAAACTACCAACTATAGCTGAGACTTTAAGTGGTGTTTTAGAAGGCACTAATAAAACAGTTGCCGACGTAAAAGAGCGTAATAAGAAATTAGGCGATGAAATTAAAAATAAGCCTATTGAAGCTGCTACCGCCATTGCTAGTGCTCCCCATACCGATACTGTGAATGAAATTGTTACCGGAGCTAGAGATACAGCTAAGGGGATTAAAGACTATATTAGTAGTGAATTTAATAAAGGTAAGGGAAAAGCTAACTTCAACTTAACTCCAGCTCAACTGGAAAGTTTAGGTATGACTGCTGAACAATGGGGACCTATTGCTCAAAGATTAGGCACAGTTAGAGATAATTATAGTGATTTTGAACCATGGGATTTTAATTCGTGGTTTGATGATGCTGATCCAGCAGCAGGTATAACACCTGGTAACTCAATGAGTGATGATGAATATAGTAAGATTGTATCTTTATATAAACTAGCTGGTCAACAACCACCTGCCAGAGAAGCTAGACCTAAAGTAACAGCTATGAAGTTTAATCCAGCTAAATTCGAGACATGGATTAAGGATTATGTGGCTAGAAATGTTAATAAGAACGCTCCTCCAGCTCCGGAAGCACCAGGGCCAAATACAAGTGGTGGTTTTCAGCCAAATCAACCTAGTAGTCCTAATCCTCCAGGGTATGTACCTGGTGGTACTATCAACATTGATCCGAATGTTGGTAACGGTGGCTTTCAAACATTTCCTAGCCAACCAGCTCCTCCACCACCTCCAAGTAATCCAGGTAATCCTCCAGGGTATGTACCAGGTGGTACTTTAGAGATAGATCCAGGTGCTTGGTGGTAAAAGCAGTATTTCGAATTAACTAATTTAAGAAACAAAGAGGACAATAATGGGACTATTCGATAATTTAACAAACGGTATTACCGATACTTTTTCAGGCGGTCAATATAAAAAGGCCGATAAAAGTTCACAACAAGGTGTTGATGTTTGGGAAAACTTACAAACCCCAGAGTTATCAGATCTTCAGGTTGAACTTGAAGATGCTATCTATAGAGGTGATGTCACTGTAGAGCAAGCTCAGCAGATCTTACAAGATCGTTCTCAAATGTACGGTATCTCTTTAGATCCTAAGTTTAAAGAAGCCCAGATGAATGCTTTACAATCCTTACAGGACATAGGCCAAAATAAGGGTCTAACTGATATGGATAGGGCACAACTATCTAAAATTCAATCACAAGAAGCAGCACAACAGCGCGGTAGTCGTGAGGCAATCCTCCAGAATGCCCAAGCCAGGGGTATGGGTGGAAGCGGCCTAGAATTGATGTCTCAACTCCAGAATCAACAATCCTCTGCTGATAGACAAGCTGCTAGAGATACAGATGTTGCTGGCATGGCTCAACAAAGAGCTTTACAGGCATTACAATCTGCTGGTCAGTTGGGTACGCAGTATAGTGACCAGTCATTTGGTCAACAAGCCGCTATTGCTGGTGCTCAGGATCGTATTAATCAATTTAATACGCAATCTGGTAATGAAATGAGTATGTGGAATACTGGACAGAAAAATCTAGGTCATACGAGAGATGCCAATACAAAACAAGATGTTTCTAATATGAATACTGATATACGTAATAGAGAAAAAACACACAATGCTGGTGCTGTTCAACAAGATTATGATAATAGGTATCGTAAAACTGGTGGTCAAAGTGGAGCATACCAAAGTAGAGCAGGGATACAGTCTACCCAAGGTGATAAGAATGTAGATATGTGGGGCAACGTTATCGAAACTGGTGGCAAAGCGTATGCTGCGTCTGACGAGAGAGTTAAAACTGACGTTGAAAAGTTTGATTCTAGCGACTTCCTCAATAGTTTGACTGGGTATAAGTACAACTACAAAGATCAAACTAAGCACGGTAAGGGGCCTCAAGTAGGTGTAATGGCTCAGGATTTAGAAAAAGGTGCTCCACAAGCTGTTTCTACTGACGCAGATGGCACAAAAGTTGTGGATTACAATAAATTAGGTGGGCCAATCCTAGCTAGCTTAGCTGACCTTAACAAAAAAGTCAAGAAGATGGAGAAATAATATGGATCAAGATCAAGAAATAATTGACTATGCATTATCACGCAATCCTAATGTTGATCCTGAATCTATTAGAAGTAAGATTGCTATTGTTCGTCAATCTAACCCAGGTGTATCTAACCAACAGATTATACAGTCTATTACGGCACATGCTGATAACATGGATGCCAAAAGATCTAATATGGTTAAAGATAGCGTATTAACTAAATATGCTGACTCTTTTAGTCCTGAAGCACGAGCTAAACTAGTAAAGGCCAATGAAGAAGCCGCTAGTCCTATTGCTGCTGCCATATCCGGTTTTGGAGCTGGTTTAAGGGGTAAGAGTCAAAGTGAAGCATATAATTCAGCCATGACTGCTGCTCAAGCTAATACCAAGGATGCTTTAGATCAGTTTGACTTAGGTAAGAAGTCATCCAGAGAAGATTATGCATTTGATCAACAGCAACGTAAAGATGCCCAAGATACTGAAATGTATGGTATTAATAAAACTCGTGGTGATTTTGACTTCCAACAGAAGCAAACTAAAGCTGGTAGAGAAGAAGCAGATTATGCCTTAGAACAAGAAAAGAAAGCTAGGGAATTAGATCCTAGTTCAGAAGAATCTAAGATAGCACAATCATTAGCAAAAGAAATGATGCCATCTCAGGACTTCTCTAAGGTACCTGCTGCTAGACTTAAAGAATTACTTCCTACAATTGTTAAAAAGTATGACATTCAGACTGAGAAGCAGAATAAAGCTATAGCTGCCCAAGATAGAGCAATAGCAGCACAAGATAGAAAGACTCTAGCTGAAGAGAAAGTTAAAGCAATAGCAGCTGAGAAAACTAGGCCATCTGATAAACAAATTGAAGTCTTCACTGACTTTGAAACTGCTACATCTGATCTTAACAACCTTTTAGCCTCACTAGGCAACAAGAGTGAATGGACAGGGGCTATTGATGCCCAGATTCCTGATATGCTAGTCGGCGATGATCAGGTAGCGTGGCGATCTGCTGTAGGTAAATATAAAGATGCGTACAGAAAAGCCATCACTGGTGCAGGAGCTGGCCCTAATGAAATCGCTATCTTAGAGACAAGGCTTCCTACCGCTTCAGATACCCTAGCTAACTTTAAAGCCAAATCTAATGAAGCCCTAAGGGAATTACAGAGACGAAGAGAAATCTACGCATCAAACCTTGAAAAAGGTGGTAAAGATGTCAGTAAGTTTAAAACTGATAGATACCCATTAAAACTTAGAAAAGATGGTAACACGGCAACTATTTCTAGCGAACAAGAAGAAAGAGATGCTCGATCTAAAGGATGGAACTAAATGGGTTGGGAAGATACTATTACTAAAGACACAGAATCTGAAGCTCCTGCCAATGGGTGGGAAGCTACTATCACTAAAGATGCTCCCAAAGTATCAGAATTAGAGTCTGGTGTTAGAGGATTAGCTCAGGGTGCTAGTTTAGGGTATTCAGATGAACTTACTGGTGGAATAGAAGCACTGTGGGACAAAGCCATAAATGGCGATAAGACAGCTCTAGTTGAATTATATAGAAAAAACAGGGATGAGTCAAGGGCTAATAACAAAATAGCTCAGGAAGCCAATCCTGGTGTTTATGGGACTGGTCAAGTTGCTGGTGCTATAGGTACTGGTATTGCTACTGGTGGTTCTCTACCAGCATTAGCAGGTGTAGGTGCTGCTCAAGGTTTAGGCAATTCTGAAGCTGACCTCACTCAAGGTGATGTTGGTGGTGCAGTTAGAGATACTGCTATAGGCACTGGAATTGGTGTAGTAACTGCTGGAGCAGGTAAAGCTTTAGGTGCTTTAGGATCTAAGGTGATGCCTAAGGTTACAAATGTATTAGAAGATGTAGCTACGGCTCCTATGGGTCAATCTGGCTCTCAAATGGGTAATGTAGCAGGTGCTATTAATAAAGTTGGTAAAGTCGGATCATATTTAGATGATGTTCAAGATAAAGTAGTTTCATCTATGGTACCAGAAGGTATGAAAAAGGGTGTTAGTTCACCTTTAGCCAATATGGTTGAATCAGGTTTAGCTTTAGGTCCTGTTGGAGTAAAAATCCAAGCTGGTATTCAAGGTGCTAAATTTGCTCCACAAATAGCCCAGAAGACTGCTCAACTCACACTAGAACAAATAATACCTAAAATGGGTAGATTTTCTCAAGTGTTATCCGATGCTGCCCAAAGGGGTGCCTCTAGTTTAGCGGCTTCGGATTACGTATTACAGCAGCAGGATCCAGAGTATAGGGAATTGAAGCGAAAAGCACAAGAATAATACTTTAGTATATAAGGAGATTTTATGAAAGACATTGATTTACACGCTATCGTATCTAAATTAGAGAGTATAGATAATAAAATTGATAAGTTAGATACAAGAGTTGACTCTATCGATGTCACCTTAGCTAAACAGCATGTAAGTCTAGAGGATCATAAACGTCGTTCTGAGGCTAATGAGAAGGCTGTAGAAATTCTTAAGGAAGAAGTTAAACCTATAGTATCACATGTATATTTAATGGGTGTATTCGGTAAAATAGCTTTAGTAATCCTAGGGTCTGGCGCAGTAGGTAAATTAATTTCTCTTTTAATGGCTCAATAACCACATCCTTGTGGTATAATCATATTACTCCTATATCCCTGGCTAGTTTACTAGCTGGGGTTTTTATTTAAATGCTATATGTAACAAAACCAATAGAATCATACACAATATAAAAGCAATAAAACCAACATTCATAAAAAATAAAGTAGCAAATATACAACCTATAAGTAGTGGAATACCAGCTATTACTTCTTTAGTGAATATAGCTTTAATAATTGAATTTAATATACTACCTAAGTCACAAAAGAATTCATATACCAATCTACATGCTGCTGGTCCCTTAGTAACTATAAGATAAGGATAAAGTATAGGTAAACAAATTACACTAATAAATGTTTTGTAAAGATCTAATAAAACTGAATTATTTTCACGGTTATGTAACCAATACACCAACTTCTTCATAAATACTCCTTGTTATATTTTAAAAACCTTAGATCTTAATGCTCTTAATACTTGATTAAGTATTATCCTACCATTCTTATCGTTAGAATACTGAGGAACTAGTATTGACAATGTATTTAATTCATTTAGTGTAGAGGTTGTTTCTACAGTGGCATCACACTTAAAAGCTACTCTATTATTAACGTGATTAGTTAACTTCTTAATTTGACGAGTATAGTCTTGTTCGTATGTCATATCATTGCCTCCTATATGTATATTATACCACACAATATAAAAACTATAAATAAATTATTTTAATTATTTTTACAAAAAACATGCTTTTTAACCAGAGTATGTGGTATAGTAGATATATGAGAGGCAATGAAGCATCTCAAACAAGGAGATAATATGAATAAGCATGACAACAAGGTAAACATCTACATCGACGCAGAAACAAGGGCAGCAATTGACTACTTAAAGAGTCAAGGGTTCACAATTAGTGGGGTAGTTCAACAAATGTTAAAACAAAAGGCTAGTCAGATTAAACAATTAGAACAAAATAATGGATAATCCAGCAGAAGAAGCTAAGAAACAGTTGGATGATTTAAGGTGGATGTTAAAGATGTGGTTATTGCTAGGTAAATTAGGAGCATTCGATGAAAACAATAATATATCCAGACTTAGCAAAGGAAATTGATAGGATACATTTTGTGTGGCGGTTTAAGTCTGATATGGGACGATTATTAACTAAATTAGGGATAATGGATGAATGATTACACACTTCCTCAAACAATAACGGGATATGAAGATCCATGTAAGATACTAGTTCAGATACGTGAACATTACTGGATATGGCGAAGAAGACAAATGTTATGGATGGATATATTAAATGTTATTGGTAAGTTAGGTGTTTTAGATGAATTAGATAGGGTGCCCTACCCACCCACTTTTGACATACTCATGCAAGATACTATAGAGAGAGCAATTTAACAACAAAGGAGATAGTATGAAGACGTTTTGTTTAGACAGTGAAGATGCAGTAAAGTACGGAGTAGAAGAAGCAATAATCCTTTACCACTTTAGGTATTGGATAAATGTTAATAAAATCAACAACAAGCATAACTATGAAGGAAGACATTGGTGTTATAACTCATTTAAGAGTTTACTTGAACTATTCCCATTCTTTAAAAATGAGAGTAAGTGTTGCCGACTTATACAGAACCTAATGAAAGATGGTGTACTAGTTAAAGGTAACTTTAATAAGAAAGGATATGATAGGACTGTTTGGTATACACTTAATGATGGTACTGCAATAGCTACTAAGCCTTCAGAGGATGAAGAAGACTCCGTCAAAACTGACGGAACCATCAGTCAAAACCGACAGATCAATCAGTCAAAACTGACAGAACCATCCGTCAAGATCGACGGAACCATCCGTCAAGATCGACGGAACCATCCGTCAAAACTGACGGAACCATCCGTCAAAACTGACGGACCTATACCTATAACTCTCTATAACAAAACTAAGACTAACTATGCCGGAGAGGGAAGTAAGGTAAGGGAAGAGATTGTAAATCCTCAGGAAGGTGAAGGATATAACTTCTCCTACTTAGATGATGATCTTCTTCTCTCACTACAACAATGCTTTCCTGAATAGTTTAGGAATATAGTAGAAATGAACAGAAAGTATGCTAGAATTGATTTAAAACCTTCCTGGATACAAACACTCACACCAAACAAAGGATTGACTAGAATGAAAGATTTAAAAGATTTAACTGAATTACTAAACCCTGCTGAAATTGACTTTATCACCCGTATGCATGTCCCTATGGACATTGAAAATGTGAAAGCAATGTGTATCAATATAACTCACTGTGGCTTTACAGGGAACGAACAAGAGAATTACACTCAGTGGAGTAATGTACAAAGACCCAACTGGTTCGTTACACGCAAAGCCTTCCTGACTTGCCAGGGTATACTAGAAAAGATTGATGAATACGAATTTGACCTAGCGATAGAAAAGACATTAACTAAGTAGAATAACTAAATAGGAGATAATATGAACACCCCAAGCCATCTAAACTGTACTAAGTGTCTAGAAATACTACCAATTGAATCCTTTTCTAAATCAACTCAATCAAGTAAAATGAGGTTCGGTAAACAGTATCAATGTAAAACCTGTACTAACACCTTTAGTAATGCTTACTACAAAGCTAACTATGTGCCCAAAATCAAAGTCAAAAAAGATGCTACATTAAACATAAGTGAAACTGACTTTAACAACTCTTGGGAATCAGTCTACTTAAGTGAAGTAAGTCGTTACTATAAACCCTTCTAATCACTCCTACATTTCTAAATACCTATCACCTAACTAAAAATTAGGTGATTATTTTAATTTATTTTAA